AGGTAGTTGAAGAAATCGAAAGCGAAATCGCTAAAGCTGAAAACGAAAGAGCAATACGAGAAGGAGATGAAGATCTTCAAATGGTGTATTAAAAACGATATAAGAGTTTATCGAGAACCAACAAGACCAGGTAAGAAACCACCAGTAATACTTGTTCTAGATTATAAAGGACAAATTAAAAAAGGATCAGAGGTGTTCTCACAAGGAACTCAACAGTTAGAACAAAAGATAGCAGAGGTATATGAGTGGGCATATGATAGAGCTCTTAATGCACTACAAAGACAGCAACAGATAAAGAGAGACAATAGTACATAATTAAACTTTTCATGTTAGTTAGTTTTGGGGAATCAGAGATGGTTCCCTTTTTTTATACAAAAAACCCAAATAACTATTGTAATAATATGAAAGTTAAGATACAAGTACCAGAATCTTTAAGAGAGATTAGTTTAGAACAATACCAGAAGTACAACAAGATAAACACAGATGCTAATCAGAACTCCAATTTCTTGTTACATAAGACAGTAGAAATATTTTGTAATCTAAATTTACAGAATGTAATTAAAGTAGAGTTTAATAGTGTAATGGAAGTTGTAAGAATTATAAATGATATGTTTAATAAAGATGCTAAACTTGTACCTACTTTTACAATGGAAGGTGTTGCTTATGGCTTTGTTCCAGATTTAGATAAAATAACATTAGGTGAATATATAGACCTTGATACTACACTAGGAGATTGGAGCAACATGCACAAAGCTATGGCAGTATTATACAGACCAATAAAAGACACATTAAAAAATAAATACCTGGTAGAAGACTATAAAGGATCAGAAGAATCTGAAAAATATAAACAGATGCCACTTGATATAGTTATGGGTTCTATACTTTTTTTTTACAATTTAAAGAACGAATTACTGAAAACTATCCTGAACTCTTTGAATCAAGAGGTGATCCAGGGGATGACTATTCAACAGAGGGAGGATTTACTAGGAAGTGGGGATGGTATAACTCGCTATATAGACTGGCTGGATCAGATGCAACCAAAATTGAATCTGTCAGTGAATTAAATGTACATTCAGCTTTATTTTATTTAGCATATGAGCAAGACAAATTACAAACAGAAAGAAATTTAATCAAACAGAAAACAAGATGACAGGATTTTACGATTTAACAAACAAAATAAAAGAAACACTAGAAGCAGAACCATTTGTAAACAATGTATCATATGGAAGCTTTGATAATGTAGATTTAAACAAGCAGACTATATTTCCTTTATCTCACGTAATGGTTAATCAATGTACAATAAACACTAAAGTACTTACATTTAATATTTCTGTTATGTGTATGGATATAGTAGATGTAAGCAAAGAAGAAACAACAGATTTATTTTTAGGTAATGACAATGAGCAAGATGTATTAAACACACAACTAGGAGTGTTAGACAGATTAATGGCATTACTACAAAGAGGAGATTTATATACAGAAAAATATCAAGTAGATGCAGATGTAGCATGTGAACCATTTGTAGATAGATTTGAAAACAAGTTAGCAGGATGGGTAGCAACATTTGATGTACAGATACAAAACGACATGACTATATGTTAGAAAAAGAGAACACAAGAAAAGCATTAGAAGCATTTAAGGATTATGTAATTAGTCAGTCTAGAGCTAACCTAACTAAAAAGAATAAGAACGTATCTAAACAGCTGTATAATTCTCTTAAAGGTATAATAGATGTTATGCCTAATTCATTTAGTTTAAAGTTTGAGATGGAAGATTATGGTAAGTTCCAAGACGAGGGAGTGAAAGGAGCAACAAGCACATATCCAGAAAGTACTAATAGTCCATTTAAGTTTGGAACAGGATCAGGAAAGAAAGGTGGATTGTCTGGAGGTATTAAGAAATGGGTAGAAGCAAGAAGATTTCAATTTAGAGATGCTAAAGGAAAGTTTACAAGTTATGAATCTACAGCTTATGTTATTTCTAGATCAATATGGAATAAAGGAATTAAAGCAAGCTTGTTTTTTACTAAACCTTTTGAGAAAGGATTTAAAAGATTACCAGAAGAATTACTAGAAGCATACGGATTAGACGTAGAAGAATTTATAGATTTTACAATAAAACAATAGAACATGGCAAATATATTATTAAGAAGTCCTTTTTATATTAATCAAACACAAAGTGGTGCACAATCAGCAAAACTAGAATTAGAGATTGATGGAACATTAAGGTATACAATTATAAAAGACACACCAACAACATCAGTAACATTTGAAATAGCAGAACTAGCAAGAGACTATCTAGATATTACTTACGCAGGTTCTTATCAAAATCAAAAAGTTACAATAGCGGGAGAGATTACATGGTATCAATCAACTAACGCAACAGGAGGAACTACAGGAACACCAGTAACATTTACTCATAATGGTTTTGATGGCTATTGGGATTACTATAACACCTCTTCAGATAAAGACTTCTGTGGTACAGGATCTTGTTTAATGCAAGACAATACAACAATATATGTACCTGAAGGAGAAGGAGGGTTTATTCCAGTGTTATCATCAGGTTCAATAATTTATAATTCATTTACAGGTTCTACAACTTCTTTAGCAGTGGGATCACCACCTGTAACAATAACTATTAAAAGAACAGACTGTTCAAGATACACACCAATGCAAGTAACATTTGTAAACAAATACGGAGCTTTACAAGATGTTTATTTCGACAAGAAAAGTGTAGAGTCAGTAAGAACTACATCACAACAATATAGAAACAGCAACATTAGTTCAAGTGGTACATATTCAAAAACCTCACATCAATACAGAACTTTAAAGAAACAAGCAAGAGAAACAATGACTTTAAACACAGGATATATAGATGAAGGAATGAATGAATCAATGAAACAATTAATGTTGTCAGAACAAGTTTGGATGCACATGGGATCAGAAATTCACCCAATAGATATTGTAACTAATTCATTAACTCTGAAAACAAAAGCAAACGATAAATTAATAAATTACACATTAGAAGTAATTCACGCACATGACCATATTGATAACGTTAGGTAATGAAAGTAACACTACAATTATACATAGAAGGAAATAGAGTTGATTTATTTAGTGACGAGTCTGTAAATATTATACAGTCTATTCAGAACGTTAAAGATATATCTAAAATTTTTGTAGAGTTTACTAGAACCTTTAATGTGCCTGCTTCTAAAAATAATAATAAAATATTTGAACATTATTATAACTATTCTATTGATGGAGGATTTGACGCAAGAATAAAAAAGACATCTACAATAGAGCTTAATTCAAGACCATTTAAAATAGGAAAGATAAAGCTAGATGGTGTTGATTTAGAAGATGGTTCACCTAACACTTATAGAATAACGTTCTTTGGAAACACAATAGATTTAAATGATTTACTAGGAGATGATGATTTAAGTTCTTTAGATTTAACTGCTTTTGACTCTACTTATACACCAGCTGAAGTAAAAACAGCACTACAATCAGGTCTAACAAAAACATATACCAAATCAGACGCATCAACTATTATCTATCCTCAAGGTATAATAGCACCATTAATATCACACACTACAAGACTCTACTATGAAGCTTCTACCACAGCAGTGTACCCAGATCCGTTAGGAGGAAACTTATATCCATCTAGCACAAATCATCAAGGTGTTTATTACGAAGAGTTAAAATATGCTATTAGAGCAGATGCAATAATAAGAGCTATAGAAGACAAATATGGATTAACCTTTAGTAATGATTTCTTTAACACAACTAATAACGCATATTATGGTTTGTATTTATGGCTACAAAGAAAGAAAGGTAAGGCATTTGAAGAAGCAGCAGTAACAAAACAAGTAACAGGATTTACTATAGATTACAATCAAGAAATTCCTGAAGTATCAAGTTATGTAGATAGATTAGTTGTGCAGAATGTAACATCAGGTTCTATACAATACTCTTTAACAATAGAATCAACAACAAGTATAGATGGTACAGTTATAATAAAAAAAGATGGAGGTTCATTTGACCAAAGAGAGATAAGCGGAACTTCAATAACATTAAATGGTTATTTAACAAACGGAACATACACTGTATTTATAAATTCTGCTGAAACATCATTTACTTTATCTACAAACACACAATGGGATTTAGATCCTACTTATTATCCAGATAGTGCAGCACAATATCCTTTAACAAGTACATTTGCTTTTAATAACACCAGAACGTTTATTATAAGTGAGCAAATGCCAGAGATGAAAGTAATAGACTTTTTAACTGGACTGTTTCAGTTGTTTAATTTAACAGCTTACACCGAAAACGGAACTATAGTAATTAAAACATTAAATGAATATTATTCTGATTCTGATACAGTCTGGGATATTACAAACGATGTAGATACTACAAAAAGCACAGTTGATGTAGCTTTGCCTTATAAAGAAGTAGAATTTAGATATGAAGGATTAGATACAAAATTAGCAAAGCAACACGAACAAATAAACAACACCTCTTGGGGAACAGAGAGTTATTCAGGTGATGATTACTATGATGCAAATCCAGAAATATATTCAGTAATAGCTCCTTTTGAGCACATGAAGTATGAAAGGTTATATAATGGAAGTACACCTATAGAAGCACAAGTTGGATGGTTTGTAGATGATAACAACGAAGCTTACTTTGGTAAGCCTTTATTGTTTTATACTTATAATCAAACATCAGCAACATCAATAAGATTCCTAGAAACAGAAGATGCAGGCACATATGACGATATAACAAGTTATTTTATTCCTTCTAACAGTGTAGACATAGACAGCACCGTAAGTGATGTATCAAATAATTACAGAAACGAAATAAACGAATACACTAACACAAATGCATTTGATAAGACATTGTTTGCACAATACTATCAAAACTACATTTCTCAAGTGTTTCAAGAAAACAGAAGATTAACTACTGTTTATGCTTATTTACCTTTAAAAATGTTACAAGAGTTTATTCTTGCTGACACAATAGCAATAAGCGACAAGAACTATACTATAAATGAAATAGAAACAGATTTTAGTACTGGCAGAAGTAAATTAGAATTAATTAATGGTTTGACGGTGTCTGTAGGAGGATCAACACCAATTACAACAACAACAACTTCAGACGAAGATGCATGTACTGAATGTAGTGCTGATTCTACATTTTGTACTGTAGATGGATTAACACCCACAGCTGACAAAACATGTGACGTAGGAAGAAGTGTAGTTGTAAGTGGGTTAACAAGCCAACAACAAACCGAAGATATTACGTTAACAGCTACAGCTAATAATTTTATAGGTACAGCTACGTATTTATGGTCTGGTGGAAATGCAGCAGGATTAACAACATCTTCTATAACAATAACAAATGCAACAACAGGAAACGTAACATATACTTGTGTGGCTACAGATAGTGATGATAGTGCAGAGTTTACAGATACGCATACGGTTCTATGGACACCTAAAACATATGTAATAACATTAAACGTAATAGACAGTATTTCATCACCTACATCTGCAGCGTATAATGTGACAGGAGATCAGACAGGAACAACTCAAACACTACAAGAAGGTGAAACATATTCATTTAATACAAGTGTAAGTGTTAATAGTGGCTATCAATTTACATCAGGACCTTCTATATCAAACGCAACAGGTACTGTAGGAACATCTAACTTAACAGTAAATACAACTTTAACTGGTACAGTTCAAGCAACATCACAATTCTTAACTATTAGTGGACCTACTGCTAAAACGGTAAATGTAAATTTAACTCTACTTGCTACACCTTCAGGATTTACTCCCACGAGTTATTCTTGGTCTGGTGGTTCTGCAAGTGGTTCTACTCAAAGTATAACATTTACAGAAACCGTAGCAGACACATACACTTATACGTGTACAGCAACAGATGGTACAATCACTGCAACAGATACACACGTGGTAGTCTGGACAACACAAACGTTAATTGATATAACGTTAGCTATAGACACAAGTGCAATAACAGCTCCAGTTAATTCATTTACAATCACAGGAGACCAAGACGGATTAGTAAAATCACAAAATTCTGGTACAGTGTTTGTCTTTAGTTCTGGTATAGAATTAAATTCAGGATTTGAGTATGTAGGTAGTGCTCCAACAGTTAACAATGCAGGGGGAACATTTACAACGAGCCAAACAGTAACAACTGTATTTGGTTCTGCAACCATTCAGCTAATAGTATATAATTATTATGTAGTAACAGGATGTTCAGGTCAAACAGTAGCAGGACAAACAATATATGTAAGATCAAGAGATACTTTTACAGTAGGAAACAGTACAACAGGAACTTATATAAAAATAAACAACTTATGTTACTATACATCTTCAACAGCATTTGCTTCTGACTGGGCAACTAATAATGGTGTTACAGTAGGTGATGGTGAAGGTACAGGGTGTGACACTTGTACAGGAGGAGGAACAACAACAGATCCTTGTTTAGCAACTAAATCAGTATTTTATTTAAGATACTCTACATCTAATGATGTTTGTGAAAACGAACAATCTAAAAACTTTTACTATGTAAATGGATCAGGTCTTTCTCAAACAAATTCTAATTGGTGTAGTATAACAGATCTTTATACTTACGCAGACTGTACAGTAGCAGCACCAACTGGATATTATTCACTAGACAACGACAACACAGATAGAAGATATTGGAATGGTTCTAGTTTTAGTGTATGTATAAATTGTATTGATGCAAATGGATTGTATTATTTAGGACAAAGCTGGGATCCAGTTCAAGATTATTGTGATTCTTCACAAGGGGTTTTTGGATATTATTATTTTGACAATAATAAAACACTAACTACAGCTACAAGTAATGATGACATGTATACAAGTGCTGCTAATATTGGTACTCCTAATAAAGCGCCAGAAGGATTTTATACAGACCTTACAAGTTATAGATATTACGAACCAAATACAGCACAAGTATGGGAAAACTATGGGGGATGTCCAGTTAGACCAACAACAACAACTACTACTACTGTACCAACACTAACGGTGTTTAGACAATATGGAGACTGTCCTACAGGCGGACTTGATGCGACTAAAGTGTTTGGTAATAATTCTACAAGTGGTTTCCCATTTGTAATAGAAGATGAAAACGGAGATTGTTGGTCAGATCCACAGTTTACATCAACATCATCTACAGATTGGGTTGGTGATAGTGCGTTTACACATTATGATGATTGTGTTTCTTGTACGGGTACTACAACTACTACCACGACTACCACAACGACACAAGCACCAGACAATGTATTTGTAGTAGAAAGACAAAGTGATGGATTCGCAACATATGTACAATTAGATTCTGGTTATCAAGTAGGAAATACAGATTTAACTATATCAACAGATGGTGCAACGTGTTATGATATAGCAGGAACAGCTTTAGTAACTGATCCTACAGTTTATGGTGAAATTACAGGTTCTTGTATAACTACAACCACAACAACTACGACAACAACAATTACTTGTGGATCTCAAACATTATACAAATCGGCAGTAAGTGCAACAGACGTATGTTGTAATTCAGCAACAGCTAGAACAGTTTATATGGATAGCAACAGCATTACAACAGCAACTGCTATTTATCAAGATGATACTTGTAGTGCAACTTTGGCAACAGATCAATACTTCTCTGAAGATTTTGGAGAGTATTATTTCTGGAACTCATCAACAACCACATTAACAGGACCAACAACTTGTCCAGCATGTCCATAATATGAAATATATAGCAGCACAACCAGAATTAAAATACTATGAATGGCAAGTAGACACTATGATATATTCGTATTTAAAACAAGGAGTAGATCCTAATGATATCATAATACTATGGGGAAACACAGGTGAATATAATTGTGACGGTTTAAGAAAGAAATATCCAACAGTAAACTTTCATAAATACCCTTATAAAAGAGAAGCATATCCACCTGCTATAAAACCGTATTTAATGTCTAAATATTTTGGAAGCTGTAAGTGTACACAAAGTGAACAATATTATTATGCAGACGCAGACACTATATTAACTAAACCTTTACCTGACTTTCCAAACGATACTGTTTTTATGTCAGACACAAAAAGCTATATAGGTTATGATTATATAATTTCAAAAGGAGAAGAGATTTTAGACATTATGTGTGAAGCAACAAAAATAGATAAAAACATTATTAAAGAAAGAAGACACGAATCAGGAGGATGTCAATTTATATTTTCAGGAACAGACAGTAAATTCTGGAAAGAAGTATACGTGAACTCTAACGCACTTTATAGAGAGATGCGTAGATACAATCAAGAACACAAAGAAAAGTACAAAGGAACATATCCTATACAAGCATGGACTGCTGAAATGTGGGCAACTTTATGGCAGTTTTTTAAAAAAGGATATAAAACAGAAATTAGTAAGGATTTAAGTTTTGCATGGGCAACAGATCCATTAAATATGCTAGAGGGTAAAAGAATACTACATAATGCAGGAGTAACAGACAAGCATAAAGATTTTTTTAAGAAATCTAATTGGCAAAATGAAAGTCCACCATCAGATCTCAATATAACAAAAACCCATTGTAGTTATTATTATTACAAGCAAGTATTAGAAGCAACATGTTAGGAAACGTACTAGAATTATTAAGATTAGCAAAGCAAGAGAAAATATCTGGCAAGTATATAGATATAGCATTAGGTAAAAATAAAATGCCAGAAACAATAAAAGAAGCATACGAACAATTTAAAAAGAACAAGTAATGGCTAAAGAAATAGATATTGATATTAATGTAAAAGCTAAAGATGCTGAAAAAAACTTACAAAAAGTAGGTGTCGGTTTAAAAGGTATACAAGAAGGAGCAAAAGTAGCAGGTAAAGCAGTGTTTAGTTTAAATAATATTTTTAAAGCTAATGTTGCTATAAAAGTATTTAGTGCTGTATTAAATGTTCTTAAAGATACATTTATGTCTAATCAAAAAGTTGTAGACACTTTTGCCACAGCAACTACAGCTTTAAAGTTAGTTTTTAATGATTTATTTAAATTTATAGAAGCTAATATAGGAACGGTAGTTAGTTTCTTTAAAGATATATTTGAAAATCCAGTAGAAAGTTTAAAGGCTTTTGGGCAGGCAATAAAAGATAATCTTATTGAAAGATTTACTTCTGCATTAGAAGTTTTAGGATATTTAAGAGATGCGGTAGTTAAAGTGTTTCAAGGTGATTTTAAAGGAGCTTTTGATTCTGTTAAAGAAGCAGGAAAAGAATATGCAGATGTATTAACAGGAGTAGATAACACAGTGGATAAAGTTGTAGAAACAACTAAAAAAGTTATAGAAGCAACAACAGAATATACAGCATCAATAATTGACCAAGCTAAAAACATTACAAAACTAAACAACTTAAATAAAATAGCAAGAGCAGAAAATGCAGGTATAATAGAAGATTATGATAGACAAGCTGAAATACAAAGACAATTAAGAGACGACACAAGATTAACTGTAGAGGAAAGAATAGTAGCTAATGAAAAACTAGCTGAACTATTAAAAGAGCAACAAGAGTTAATGGAAACTAATGCTAAAATAGCTGTAGACGCAGCTAAAGCAGAGTTAGCGTTAGATGAAGATAATGTAGACCGAAAAGTAGCATTAATAGAAGCTGAAAATGAACTTGCAGCAGTAAAAGCAAGAGTAACAGGACTTACAAGTGAGCAATTAACAAACCAAGCAGCATTAGAAACAGAATTAATAGAACTAACTACAAGTAAAATACAAGGAGAACAAGAAGCACAAAGTATTTTAAATAAAGGAAGAGCAGAGTTAATAGACAACGAAGTCAATAGGCTACAAAAGTTAAAAGACATAGAAGAAGCTGAAAGAGCAGAAACCTTAAAAACTTTAGATTTAAAACGTAAAAGCTTTAAGGAAAATACACAACAAAGAATTGATGCAGAAAACGAATACAATAGATTTGCTAATGAATCTAAAGTGCAAGAAGAAAAAAGAGATAAAGAAATAGCAGATGCAAAAGTAGCAGCAGTTACTGGAGCATTAGGAGCATTAGCTAGTCTAGTTGGAGAAAACAATAAATATGGAAAAGCTTTAGCTATAACTCAATCAATAATAGATACATATGCAGGTGCTACAAAAGCTTTAAAATCTGGACCACCACCATTTAACTTTATTGCAGCAGCATCAGTTGTTGCAGCAGGTTTTGCTAATGTTAGAAAAATAACATCAACTAAAGAACCAGCACCACCTAGCTTTGCAACAGGAGGAGCAGGAGGATCAGTACCAACTCCAGCAATATCAACTCCACCAGCATTCAATGTAGTGGGAGCAACAGAAACAAGCCAACTTGCACAAACAATAGCAGGAGCACAACAAAAACCAGTAAGAGCTTATGTGGTAAGTACAGATGTAAGTACTCAACAAGCCCTAGATAGAAAAACAGCTAACCAAGCAACATTAGGAAGAGCAAAAAATGCTAGAGCAAATGTTCAAGGTGGTTTTTAGAAACTAAAACAAAATAATAAAATTAATATTGTTATAATATGGACATCATAGAATTATTTATAGACGAAGAGGACAATGTTTCAGGAATTGACGCAATAAGTATAGTAGAAAACCCAGCAATTCAAGAAGACTTTGTTTTTTTAAAGAATCAAGAGTTTAAATTAGCTGAACTAGATAAAGAAAAAAGACTTTTACTAGGACCAGCATTAATACCTAATAAACCAATTTATAGAAAAAGCGGTGAAAAAGAGTATTATATATACTTCTCAAGAAATACAGTAAGAAAAGCAAGTGAGTTATTCTTGCAAAGAGCTAAACAACATAGATCTACATTAGAACACGAAGCATCACTACAAGGATTAACAGTTGTAGAGAGTTGGATAGTAGAAGGAGAAGAAGACAAGACTAGATTATACGACATGGATGTGCCAATAGGTACATGGATGGTTTCAATGAAAGTAGACAATGATGATGTATGGGAGAACTATATTAAAACAGGAAAAGTAAAAGGATTTTCAATAGAAGGTTATTTTGCAGATAAATTAGAAAGACCTAACGAGCCTAATAAATTTTCTGAATGTGATTGTGACGATAAACTTGATACTTGTATTTGTAAGGATGAAAAAGCAGCAGAAAAACTATTAAGTGCTGTAAAGTCAATAGTCAAACAAAATATAGATGAGTAGAATAAGATATACGGTTCCTACATCAGGAACAAGAGCGTGTTTATGTAGAGATAAAGACACATATTCTATTGAGTGTTGTAATGATCAAGATTACATGGCACAGGGTATTGGGAACATATCAGGACCAATAGGATTTCTATTGCAAGAAAATGGAGACTATATATTACAAGAAAATAACAGTAAAATAGAATTATAAAATGGCAAATAAAAAAATATCAGCATTAAGTGCTGCAACAGCATTACAAGGGACAGAATTAATACCTGTAGTACAAAGCAGTGAAACAAAATACACAACAGTAAAAGACATTGTAAATTATTTAGTGCCAACAGCATTAACAGTTAGCGTGGCTGGTGGGACTATAGATCTAGGTAGTTCTACTTATGATGATGCAGAACTTATTGTTCTTACTTGGTCAGGAGCAACTGGAACTATGGAGCTTACTCTACCAAGTGCAACAACAAACACCAATAGAGTGATAAGACTTATTTCAGACACTACCTTTCAAAGTTCAACACACGCAGACTTAACACCTGTCTCTACTCAAACACTAGATGGTAGTTCAAGTGCTTATAGAATTAACAAAGAGTATGAAGGTATCACTGTTTGGAGTAACGGAACAGAATGGTTTGTAATCCAATCAAAATCTTAAAAATATAACAAACACAAATTAATTTAATTGTAATAGTATGAAAGCGACAGAAATGTTAAAACAAGTAAAAGACCTACTAGGTATGAACGCTGCAGAAGTAAATTTAGAAGAGCAAGATATAAATCTTGAAGCTACTAAAGAAGAAACTTTAGCTACAGACAAAGTAGAGGAAACAAAAGTAGAGCTTGCAACTATGCAGCTTGAAAATGGTACAACAGTAGAAGCAGAAGCTTTTGAAGCTGGTAACGAGATTTTTATTGTTACAGAAGACGAAAAAGTTGCACTACCAGTTGGAAGTTATACACTTGAAGATTCTACACAATTAGTTGTAGAGGAAGAAGGTATAATTGCTTCTATTGGCGAAGCTGAAACTGAAGAAACTGAAGAAGTGGAAGCAGCAACAGATTACGCTACAAAAGAAGATTTAGCAGAAGTAAGAAAAGCAGTCGAAGATATTGTAGCTATGATTGAAGAATTAGGTTATGGTAAAAAAGACGAAGAAATGACTTCTGAAGTTAAGGCTGAAGATACTACAAAAGAAATTTTATCTGAAGTAGAAAAAGTAAAACACAATCCAGAAAGTGAAGAAAAAACACAATTAAACATTCCTTCAAATTCTAGACCTATGAATACTTTAGATAGAGTAATGCAAACAATATCAAATTTTAATTAAAATAATAAAAAATGGCAAATAGCACAACATCAATAACTACTACTTATGCAGGAGAATTCGCAGGAAAATATGTATCTGCAGCTCTTTTAAGTGGAAACACATTAGCTAACAATTTAATAACAGTTAAGCCAAATGTGAAATACAAAGAAGTAATGAAAAAAGTTGCTTCAACAAGTATTGTTAAAAACGGAGCATGTGACTTTTCAGGTCAATCAGACGTTTTAACTTTAACAGAAAGAATATTAGCACCAGAAGAATTCCAAGTGAACCTAGAGCTTTGTAAAAAAGACTACGTAACAGATTGGGAAGCTGTTCAAATGGGATATTCTACTATAAACGAAACTTTACCTCCATCATTTTCTGATTTCTTAATCGGACATGTATCAGCTAAAGTTGCTCAAAAAATTGAAAACAATATCTGGACAGGAACAAATGCAACAGACGGAGAGTTTGATGGATTTATAACTACATTAGGTGCTGACGCAGACGTAAATGATGTAACAGGTACAGCATCAACAGCGGCAAACATTATTACAGAGCTTGGTAAAATTGCTGATGCAATTCCTGCTGCTGCATATGGTTCAGAAGATATGACTATCTATTTACCTTCTAACATGTATAGAAACTACGTTAGAGCATTAGGTGGATTTGGAGCATCTGGTTTAGGAGCTGCAGGTACAAACAATCAAGGTACACAATGGTATTCAAAAGGAGCAGGTCTTCAGTTTGATGGTATTCCAGTTGTATTAGCACAAGGTTTATCAAGTAGTGACGCAGTTGCTGCTGAAAAATCAAACTTATTCTTTGGAAGTGGTCTATTATCAGATCAAAACGAAGTAAAAGTATTAGATATGGCTGATCTAGATGGTTCTCAAAATGTAAGAATCGTAATGAGATTTACTGCTGGTATTCAGCATGCAATCGGATCTGACATTGTATTATACGCAACAGCGTAATTAAAGATTGTATAACATAAGAAAGGGTAGGTAGCTAAACTGCCTACCTTTTTTTTTAAAATAAAAATAATATGGCTTGTGATTTAACACTAGGAAGAAAAGAACCTTGTAAAGACGTAGTTGGAGGTATAAAAAAAGTATATTTTACTGATTTTGGTGATTTTGGAACTGTAACAGATTCAAATGAAGAAATTACTGATATGAGTGGAACTTTTACTGCCTTTGAATATGATTTAAAAGGAAATTCATCTTTTGAAACAACAGTAAATAGCTCTAGAGAAAATGGAACAACATTTTTCGAGCAAACACTAAACATAACATTAAAAAAATTATCTAAAGAGGATAATAAAGAATTAAAGCTGTTAGCATATGGGAGACCACATATAGCAGTAGAAGATTATAATGGTAATGTTATGGTAATGGGATTAGAAAATGGAGCAGACGTAAGTGGAGGAACAATAGTAACAGGAGCAGCAATGGGTGACCTTTCAGGTTATACGTTAGCGTTCACTGCACAGGAAACTTCACCAGCTAAATTTTTAGATAGTCCTACAGCAGCAGATCCATACGCAGGTATGGCGTCAGCTACAGTAACAGTAACTGAAGGAACTAACTCTTAATAATTCCTTAATTTTAATAAAGAAGGCACTAATTGGTGCCTTTTTTTATGCTTAATAATTAACAAAATAACATTTATTTTATTGTATAATTATGATAATATTACAGAACAGTTCTAGTTCTCAAACGATAAATTTTATTCCAAGAGAATACGAAGCATCTGACAGCAACATTTATAACATATCAATTATAAATGAAACAACAAATAAGTCAGTATATGATCAAGACACAAATGTATTTACATTAAATGATTATTATTATCAATATTCAGCTGTGTTTACATTAGTAGAAGACACGTTTTACACGATGACAATTAAAAAAAGTGGCAGTATTATTTATAAAGATAAAATATTCTGTACAAATCAAACTGTTACAAATTATTCAGTAAACAATAATGAATATGACGAGCAAGAAACAACAAACGAATTTATAGTATTATAATATGGACAATTTACACATAGTAAACTTATCAGAATATAATAGACCTAAAATATCTGAAGATAAACACAGAGATTGGGTTAATTATGGAGAGAACAATGATTATTATTCTTATTTAATAAAGTTATTTATTAATTCTGCAACAAACAATGCAATTATTCAAGGAATATCTCAATTAGTATATGGTAAGGGACTAGATGCAACAGATAGTTCACAAAAGCCAGATGAATATGCTGCAATGAAATCTATATTTAGAGATGAAGATTTAAGAAATGTAATATTAGATTTAAAGTTATTAGGAGAAGGAAGTTTTCAAGTATTATACCAAGATAAAAGAGTAGTAAAAGCAGAACACTTCCCAAGACAAACATTAAGAGCAGAAAAATGTAATGATGATGGAGAGATTGAAGCATATTATTATTTTCATGACTGGACCAAGATAAAAGCAAATAGTAAACCTAAAAGAATAGCTGCTTTTGGATTTGGTAATGGTAAAGAGCCAGAAATTAAGATTGTAAAAAGATATGTAAGTGGATATGATTATTATTGTCCAGTAGATTATCAAGGAGCTTTATCTTATGCGGAATTAGAATCAGAAATATCAGACTATTTAATTAATGATGTGCAAAACGGATTTTCAGGAACTAAAGTTGTTAATTTTAATAATGGGGTGCCTGATAGAGAAAAACAAATGCAGGTAAAGAATGATGTCATGAATAAATTGACAGGAGCAAGAGGAGAAAAAGTAATTATAGCATTTAACAACAACGCAGAAAGCAAAACAACAATAGATGACGTACCATTAGTAGATGCACCAGCACACTATCAATACTTATCTACTGAATGTTCTAATAAATTAATTATAGGACACAGAGTAACTTCTCCATTACTTTTAGGTATAAGAACAGAAAATAATGGACTAGGATCAAATGCTGATGAAATTAAAACAGCTTCTTTATTATTTGATAACGTTACAATAAAGCCTTATCAGGAGCTTTTAATAGGTTGTATAGACTCTATACTCGCAGTAAACGAGATAAGCCTTAATTTGTACTTTAAAACGCTTCAGCCGCTTGCTTTTATAGAAACAGATAATGCTGTTACAGACGAAGCAAGAGAAGAAGAGACAGGAGTTAAATTAGCAGAAGAAAAACCAGACCTTACAGATGAAATGGGAGAAGATTTTCTTTCACAGCTAGAAGGTGAGATAATGGATGAGTATGACCTTATAGGAAAAAGAGAATATTCAGAAGAAAATGAAGGTTTAGAACAGTGGAAGCAAAAAGTAATAGACGGTGATTTAGAATTAGAATCAATTAAGTCTAAACCATCAGATGAAAGTGTTTTAGACAAAAGTGTATATAAGGTAAGATATGCTTACGAAGAAAAATACACTAGCGGACAATCAAGAAAGTTTTGTTCAACTATGATGAAAAGAACAAGAAATGGTGTTGTTTATAGATTAGAAGACATAGATAAAGCTTCTAGAGCAGGAATAAACAAGTCATTTGGACATAAAGGACAATCATATGATCTATTTAAATATAAAGGTGGACCAAATTGTGGGCATTTATGGGAAGAAAGACTTTATAAATTAAAAAAGAAAAATGATGGAGAATACTATGAAGATAAATCTTTAGCAAGTAGCAAAGAAGTTGATAGTATTCCTAAATCATATAAACCAAGACCAGCAGGGCATAAAAAAGCAGCAATAGCTCCTAAAGATATGCCTAATAACGGATACAAAAAACCTAGATAAAAATGGCACAGGCATTATTAATTAGTAGAAAAGATATAGTAAAGTTCACAGCAATGAATGGTAATGTTGATACTGATAAGTTTATTCAGTTTATTAAAATTGCACAAGACATTCATATACAAAATTATTTGGGATCAGACTTGTTAAATAAAATTGAAGCAGATATAATTGCAGGCACTTTAACAGGAAGTTATTTAAGTTTAGTTAGTGATTATGTAAAACCAATGCTTGTTCATTGGGCAATGGTTGAGTATCTTCCTTTTGCTGCCTACACGGTTGCCAATAAAGGAGTCTACAAACATACAAGCGAAAACGCTTCTAATGTAGATAAAACTGAAATAGATTTTCTGATTGAGAAAGAAAGAAACCTAGCGCAGTACTATACTGATAGATTTATCAGCTATATGAGTTACAATAGTAGCTCCTTTACAGAGTATAATAGCAATTCTAATGAGGATGTATATCCTGATAAAGACGCAAGTTTTGAAGGATGGGTATTGTAAAGAAAAAGTATAAACCTAAAGCCTATAACTTGGAAAGATTAAAAAAATTCATTATAGACCTGAAAAAGAATAACAAAAAATTAAAAAACCTATTGTAATAATATGAGTTTCGGTTCGATATATGACGTATCTTGGTGGGGATTAACAAATGAATCAAATGGTTGGGGTAACATATACCCTTTTGATGCAGATGGATCTAATTTTAGAGCAGATACAACATTAGTATTGGCAGACACAACAAATTATACAGGAGATCAAACAATATTTTAAAAAATGGCAAAACAAACAATTAATATAGGAACAACAGCAAATGACGGGACAGGTGATCCAATAAGATCCGCATTTGACAAATCAAATGACAACACCAACGAAATATATTCACTTTTTGGTGATGGCACAACACTTGCAGTAAGTGGAGATGCAACTGTATCAGCAGGTGCTTTAACAATAGCAGCAGATGCAGTAGTAACTGCTAAAATATTAGATTCAAATGTAACTACAGCTAAACTAGCAGATGATTCTGTAAGTTTTGAAAAAGTAGACGCAGAGTTTACAACAAGTAGTGCGTTAAGTGCAGGTGCAACAGTTGCAGTAGATTTTGACGCAGCACAAGTATTTACGCTAACACCTAACGCTAATACAACATTTAACATAACAAACCCAAAAATAGGAATCACTAAAACAATAATAGTAACAGGAGCAGGAAGTAGTTATACAGCTGATACTTGGCAAGTAGGTGGAGGAGCAGGTACGTTTAATAAAATAGCAGGTACTTATGACGATACAAGTTCAACTAAAAACTTTTATCAAATAACGTGTGTAAGTGCTACAGAATTTTGGTATAGTATTAGTCAAATAGCAAGTTAAAATTTAACATAAAAATATAGTATGTTTGGACAAGGTATAAATTTTGGAACTTTAGGCGCAGCTCAAGTAATAGCCGACTTTCTTGTAATCGCAGGAGGAGGTTCTGGTCATAGGTCAGATGTCAATAATGGTGCAGGTGCAGGTGGTGCAGGTGGTCTGCGAACTTCATACGGAATTACATCTGGAGGAGGAGCAAGTGCTGAATCAAAAATTACATTAGTAGATGCAACAACTTATACATTTACAGTAGGTGCTGGAGGTGCAGATAATACAACTGGTGGAGGACCTGCTATAAGTGGTTCAGATTCATCTATTGCAGCAGCAGGAATTACTACTATTACTTCTCTCGGTGGAGGAGGAGGTGGTGGTGTAGGTTTACCTGCAGAAGCTTCAACATCAGGAGGTTCTGGTGGTGGAGGTGGTGGATATAACAGTGGCGCTGGTGCAGCAGGTACTGCTAATCAAGGATTTGCAGGAGGTACAGGTTCATCAAGTACAAGCGGTACTTTTTCTCAAAGAAATGGTGCTGGTGGTGGTGGAGCAGGAGCTGTTGGAACAAATGGTAGTAATTCTTCTGCAGGTGCTGGTGGTTCAGGTTTATCTGTTAGCATAACTGGTTCATCAGTAGGTTATGCTGGTGGAGGTTCAGGAGGAAATAAAGCAGGTTCAGGAATTGCAAGTAGTGATGGAGGAGGAACAGGAGCAGGAACAACTGGAATAGGAACAGCTGGAACAGTCAACACAGGTGGTGGTGGCGGTGGAGGTGGTGTCGCATCTTATGCTGGAAAAGGAGGTGGTAGTGGTATAATTATATTTAGATTACCAACTTCTGCTTATACAACAGGATATACAACAGGTTCACCAACAGTTACAACAGATGGAAGTTCAACAATATTACAATACACAGGTTCAGGTACTTATGTACACGGAGCAACCGCACCTGAATTAATGTATTATTTAGTTTTAGCAGGTGGTGCTTCAGGTGCTTCCAATGGAGGAGGTGGAGGTGCAGGTGGATTAAGAACATCTTATGGAACAGTATCAGGTGGTGGAGGTTCATTAGAAAGTGGAATTACATTATCTAACGGAACTTACACTATTACTATTGGTGGTGGTGGTGCTTCTGTTGATAACACTACATCATATCAAGCAAGAGGAAATGCAGGTTCTGATTCGCATATACAAGCTTCAGGAATGACAACAATAAACACAAGTGGAGGTGGAGCTCCAGGTTCTAATAATTTAACTGCATCATCAGGTGGTGGTTGTGGTGGTGGGCAAGGTGCATCAATTTCAGCAAGGTCTGCACAAGCAGGAACAAGTGGAGAGGGTTATCCAGGAGGAGCAACCCCAAGTGTAGGACACCCTTATCGAGGAGGTGGGGGAGGTGGAACTGGTCAAGCAGGTTTCGCTAATAATGAATCCACATCAAGCAACATAAGTAGAGGTGGCGATGGATTAGCTTCAAATATAACTGCTTCTACAGTAAGATATGGTGCAGGAGGAGGTGGTACTGGAGGAACAGGTTCAGGTTATTCAGGACCTGGAGGTACAGGTGGTACAGGCGGTGGAGGTACTGGGGGTGCTTACAACGGAAGTGGTACAGATGGTACGGCAAGTACAGGAAGCGGAGGTGGAGCAACAGGAGATGCACAAAGTTATACGTCAGGAGCAGGTGGTTCAGGAATAGTAATATTAAGATTGCTAACATCTTTATATTCAGGAACAACAAGTGGTGCTCAATCGATTTCAACAGATGGACTTGATACAATAATAAAATTTACAGGTAGTGGTAGTTATACCCATAGTTAATAATTAAAACAAATTAAAATGGCACATTTTGCACAAATAGATGAAAACAATATAGTAATTCAAGTAATTGTAATAAACAATGAAATATTATTAGATACAAATGACAATGAATCTGAAGCTAAAGGTATAGATTTTTGTGAATCATTATATGGTCATAGAGATTGGGTACAAACATCTTATAATGGAAATATGAGATATAATTATGCAGGAATAGGTTATACTTGGGATAGTGAAAACGATGCTTTTTATGCACCACAACCATTTGCAAGTTGGTCATTAAATGAAGATTATAAATGGGAAGCACCCGTACCTTATCCTGAAGATGCATCACCTGAAAAAATATACGAGTGGGATGAAGATAATCTTACTTGGAAAGTAGTTGAACTTACAATAGAATAATGATATGACTTACATTAGCTTTAAACCAACAATAATAGGAATAATAGTTTATATAATATCTATGACACAATTAAATGAAGTATTACAAGCATTATTAATAGTAGCAACGTTGGTTTATACAGTAATTAAGATCATACAACTTTTAGATAAATTCGATAAAAAATAAATTATGGTAAGAATATTAAGATACATAGCAATTAAATTAGAAAAATTTAATATTGCAGTCGCTAAAGGCTGGAATAGATGGCTTGGTAAAATAAAAATGTAATTTATGTCTAATGAAATCATATTTTAGATATAGTGAATTTGACTCGCCTGACTTTCCTGATAGTGGTTATAATATGGATCCAACCTTTTTACGCATGCTCAACTATGCACGTCAAATTGCAGGGATACCATTCAGGATTAATTCAGGATTCAGAACTACAGAACATAATGCAAAAGTGGGAGGATCGGAGAATTCATCACATTTACATGGATTCGCTGCCGATATACATGCAACATCCAGTACAGCAAGATACGAAATACTATCAGCACTTATCAAAGCTGGATTCTATAGGATAGGAATAGCAAACACATTTATACATGTAGATGCAGATCCTAATAAAATACAAAAAGTAATATGGACATATGATTAAGATATTAAAAGCTTTATTAGGATTAAGAGGTAATGGTGGTTCTGGTTTAGGACTAGAAATAAGAGAACTTATAAAGGGAAAAGAAATAGACCCACAGAAGCTAATTGAACTGCAAGGAGAGATCAACAAAGTAGAAGCACAGCACAGAACAATCTTTGTAGCTGGATGGAGACCTTTTATTGGATGGGTTTGTGGTGTAGCTTTAGCATACAACTTTGTATTAAGAGATTTACTAATATGGTTTATTGGACCTGAACAAGTACCTCCAGCTCTACAGATGGAACATTTAATGACAGTATTAATAGGTATGTTAGGACTAGGAGGAATGAGAACTTTTGAGAAACTAAAAGACAAGTCTAACTAATATGTCAGTAAAATTAAAACCATCTACAAAGGAATACAAAAGAGATTCAAAAGGCAAGATAATTGGAAAACAATACACTTGGCAACATTATCCACCTTGTAGTTTTAAAACAGAAGAATTAAAGACAATGCATAGTAGTTCTTCATATAGCAGAAAAAAACATTTAATTGTTAATGAGCTCGAGAAAAGGAACGTTAAAGTATAGTTAGTCCTATATTTACCAAAGCAAGAGAATAGATTGTTAACATTTACAGTTGAAAAGAAAATTAACCTACCTATTTACTTTTTTAAAAAAAGTCTATAACTTTGGTGGGTTAGTGGTAAATAATGTATAACAATTTTTTAATAAATTAATAAATTAATATTTAAATATGGATGATATAAGAAGATTAGCTGACAAAATAATAAATGATTTTAATTTAACTGTAAGAGACAGAACAGATGAACTATTAAAACTAGATGCAATACAATATACTAATCTTGGTCTAGACTCTAAAAAAACAGAAAAGAACGAAGTAAAAGCTAATTCTAAATATATCTATAAAAAAATACAAGACATAGATCCTGAAACAGGTAAACATCTTATAACAAGTATGGATTAATAATTATGCCAAGAAAACCTAAACGAAAGAACTTAATAAAAAAACTAGATGCTGTATTTTCTAAATACATAAGATTACGAGACTCTGATCCAGAAGGATATTGTAGATGTGCTACATGTGGAGAAGTCCATCATTGGACTAAAATACAAGCAGGACACTTTATATCTAGAAAACATTACTCTACAAGGTGGGATGAAGAGAATGTACATGCTCAATGTGTAGCTTGCAATGTATTTCGATATGGCGAACAGTATAAATTTAGTTTATATATAGGTGATAACTTGTCAAAAGAATTATATGATAAAAGCAGGTTAATTGCTAAATTTACAGATATAGAAATAACTGAAATGATAGACGATTATAATGAAAGAATAAAAGAATTTTCTTTTAGTACTTAAATTTATTTCTAGTTTTTATTGTTCTTTGTTTAAAGGAGGGGATTAATTTTCCCTCTTTTTTTTTGAGTTAATTTTATTAACAATTTATTATAATATTAAATTATTTTGTTTAACTTTATGAAATGATTGAAATACATTATATTAATTTGCTAAAACAAAAGCAAGAAGAAATAGATAAATTAAGAACTACTTTATTTGAAATAATACAATCTAAATATTTAAGTAAAGAAGATAAACAATTAATAATAAACAACTTTTTTAATGACACAGAACAACAATAAACTAAATAGAATTAATACAACACAAGATTCTATAAGTAAACAAGGAGCTGTAGATAGAGCTACTGAAATAGCACTTAATCCTATATGGAGAAAGGCTACCGATATAGAGAAACAACAAATACTAGGAGACATTAGTTTAATAGGAAAGTATCTTTACTTCGAGAAAAATCTGTTACCGACAACAGAGGACTATAAAATGTTATATAATTTAGATAATATAAAAAAATAATAATGGAATTATTAGGTACAATTAAATCAATAGGAGATTTAGAAACTATTAAACAGTTAAAGAAAAAAACTGTATTAGTAGAAACACAAAGTAAATTTCCTCAAACAATACCAGTCGAATTTTTAAATGATAAAATAGATTTGGTAAATGACTTAAAAGTTGGTCAGACAATTAATTTAGGTATCAATTTAAGATCAAACGAATATAAAGGCAAGTATTATATAAACGTTACTGGATGGAAAGTAATAAGTGCTGTAGCTGAAACAACATCAAACGCACAAATGCCAGATGTAAACGACAACCTTCCGTTCTAATGATAGTTAGCTCTTCTAATATATTTAAAAAGTTATTAGATATAAAACACGGAAGAGTAAAGGAGGGTTTAAAAATAGGAGTACCAGATATAGACGAGTACTTACGTTACAAGCAAGGCAATTTTAATTTATTAATTGGTCATGCTAATGTTGGTAAAACAACTGTTATAATGTATTTATTCGTCATATGGGCTCTTAAACACAAAAAGAGGTTTCTAATTTGGTCTTCAGAAAATACACCTCAATCAATTCAAAGAAAAATAGTAGAGTTTAAAATGCGTAAGCCTATCACAAAGGCAGAGGATGCAGAGATAAAAGACGCATTAGAATGGTCTGATCAATATTTTAAAATAATAGATGTTGAAGAGCTCTACACATATAAGCAATTACTAGAAGAAGCAAAAGCAATTAAAGATGCTTGGGATTATGACGCAATACTTATAGATCCATATAACTCTTTAGTAAAAGACAAACAATTATATAAAGAAGTAGGAGGTCACGAATACGACTATCAAGTTAGTACAGAATTTAGATTGTTTGCTAAAAAAAATAACATTACATTATATTTAAATGCTCATGGAGTAACAGAAGCATTACGTAGATCACATCCTAAAGGACACGAGTATGAAGGACTAGCTATGCCTTTAAGTATGGCAAGCGTTGAAGGAGGAGGAAAATGGGGAAACCGTTGTGATGATCTGATATGCATTCACCGTTACACATCTCATCCTACTGATTGGATATACTCAAATCTATTTGTTTTAAAAATAAAGGAAATGGAAACAGGAGGAAGATGTACACCTTTTGATGAACCAATTAAATTAAGAATGGAAAAAAATAATATAGGTTTTACATTTATGGATAAAGACCTTTTAGATAAACAAAAAAAACAATTACTATTTTGACAATACTAATAATATTACTAATAATAACAACTTTTTTTCTGATGATAGGACAATTTAATAATGCTGATATTTATATTGCATTAATAAAAGGTTTTATGATCGGAGCACTATTTCACAAAGAACAATATGATGACGGATTTGATGAATACACCTTACAGTGTTTAATAGGATTTATAAATGTTACAGTGAAATGGGAACAGCAGACTGGCTTGGATTAGTAGCGAAGCAACATAAAGAATGGATTAGAATAGTAAATGGCTTTGGTGAATACGATTATGCTGAAGACATTGTACAGGAAAGTTATTTAATATTATATAAATATGCTAAACCAGAAAAAGTTATTGAAAATGGTGTTATTCGTAGGGGTTATATGTATTTTACTTTACGTACTACTTACTACTTATATTACAATGCAAAGTATAAAGTTAGGAAAGTTTCTATTGATGATGGATTACTTCAGTTAGAAGACAACACTGATTTAAGAGAACATGATGCTTATAATTTAATATGTGAAAAAATAGATGATGAAATAAATAATTGGCATTGGTATGACAAAAAGCTTTTTACATTATACAGAGACACAAACATGAGTATTAGAAAAATTGCAGGAGAGACTAAAATAAGTTGGGTAAGTATATTTAATACATTGAAGAACGCTAAAAATATAATTAAAGATAAATTAAAAGAAGATTACGAAGATTACAAAAACGAAGATTATGAACGATTACAATAAATTTAAAGCCAATTTTGAATATCAACAAAAAGTTGCTGCTAAAGGTTTTGGCGATACAATCGAAAAAATAACTAAAGCAACAGGAATAAAAAAAGTAGTAGATACTGTAGCTGAAGCACTAGATGCAGACTGTGGATGCGATAAAAGAAAAAAGAAACTAAATGAGTTATTTCCTTATAGGATGCCAGGGCTTTTTACAGAACAGGAATTTTTGTATCTTCAAGATATATTCATAGAAAAAAAGAACGATATAACAAAATACGCACCAAGAATGTTAGAAATATACAATAGAGTTTTTAAAGAAAAAAAACAACTTACTAACTGTAGTCCTTGCTTTGTTGGACAAGTGTATAATAAACTAGAAGCAATTTACAATGAGTACAAATAAAATGGAGTTAATAAAAGAACTAGAATATATTACAAACTACGAGACTTTAGGAAACAAATTAATCCAATGGGGTAAGAACTCTGAAAACAAAGACATAAAGCTTTGTAAAGAATCTTTAGCAGAGATAGGAATATATGTAGCACATCTTGAATACGAGAGAAGAACATATGAAAAAACTATACAGTCTTATAGATCAGATAAGATAAGAGCTTTACAAAGAGCAAGAAGAGTAGAAACAGAACTTGAAGAAGCAAATAAATTTGTAAAAAAACATAAAAAAGGTAAAGAGTTAGGATTATAATTGTTAACTTTATATAAACAATTACAATATGAATATATTAAAAAAGGCAGACGAGATAATAAATGCAAGAGGAGAAGAAAAACAAAGAATGTATGGCCCAATGCAAGAAAGCATGCAAAGATGTGCAGACCTTGCCTCATTAATGACTCAAAAAACAATTACAAGTAAAGATGTGCATATGGTTATGGTTGCTATGAAATTTGCAAGAGAAGCATACAGTCACAAAGAAGATAATTTATTAGACGCGGTAGCTTATATTGCTTCACTAAACACATTAGAGGAAGATGGAAAACTTTGAGACAGCATATAAAAGACATTTACATGATGTAACTTACCACGGAGAAAATATAACAGGGCGCAATGGAACTACATCACAAATATTAGGTAAGCAGATTTCAGCAAATCTTGAAGAGGGCTTTCCAATTATTACTAGTCGAAGAGTTTTTGCTAAAACAATGGCAATAGAAACTCAATGGATGCTTGAGGGTAGGACGAATGTTAATTGGTTAAATAATAAAAAAGTAAATATTTGGAATAAATGGGCAGATGAAAATGGAGAGCTAGGTCCAGTATATGGAAAGCAATTAATAGATTTTCATGGCAAAAACCAAATAAAAAATCTTGTGCTAAATATTAAAAAAAATTTATACAGTAGAAGACACGTGGTTACATATTGGAACCCAAATGAAATTAAACTTATGGCGTTACCCCCATGCCATTATTCATTTCAAGTATTAATAACTAACAGAGTTAATATAATAGTGACCATGAGAAGTCTTGATATGTTTGTGGGGCTTCCTTACGATATGGGAATGTATTCTATTATATGCAGCTCAATTGCACATGAATTAAAAATGAAAGCAGGAAAAGTAATTATTAATGCAGCGAGTGCACATATATATACAGAACATAAACCTTTAATAAAACAATATTTAAATAATAATCAATTTGCTTTGCCTATATTACATAGCGTTTCAACCTTTACAAATTTTAACGCAGCTGAATTTAGCTTAATGAATTACTGTTATTCAGAACATTTAAAGCCAGAAGTTGTACTATGATTTATAATAAAATACTTAAGTGGGCAAAAGTCCGTGGAATATTAGACAGTGGAGATCCAAAAACACAATTAATAAAATTAGTTGAAGAACAAGGAGAATTAGCTGAAGCGATATTAAAAAACAATAAAGAAGAAGTTAAAGATGCGGTGGGGGACATGATAGTAGTATTAACTAATTTAAGTTATTTTTATGATTTAACCATACCAGAATGTGTAGAGTCTGCATATAATGAAATAAAAAATAGAAAAGGAAAAATAATAAATAACACATTTGTAAAAGATGAAAACAGTAAATAAAAATCCAAATTGGAAACATATTACATTTATGACTCCAAAGATTAATTTTTTAAATTGGGCAGAAAGCGGAGTGCAAATAAAAATAAATAAAGAAGTTTTTAAATTTCAAGAACCACACGAAATTGAAGCTTTATTTACAAACGTAACTCCTTCGTTTAATTCAGATAGCACTTGTTTTATACCGGTTAATGAAATGAAAAGCATACATGCAAAAAAGAAAAGAGCTGAGCAAATAAAACTATTAAATGGGCAGATATGGGACAAGGATAAACTTTTAGATAAAATGTACGACGATAGCTTTTATTATGGGGAGCTAGGTAAATACGCTTTAAGTTCAAGTTCTATAAAAAATCTAATTGATTCACCTAAAAGCTACGCAAGAAGTTTAAATTATAAATCAGATAGTCCCGCTTTTAAAACGGGTAGACTCATACATTTAGCGGCACTAGAACCAGAAAAACTAAACACACTGTGTCACGTAGTAGAAGTGCAATCAGCTGTCACTAAAAAATTTAAAGATAAAGTTAAAGAAATAGGATCAGGGGATTTTGTGTTTACAAGAAAAGAATATGATAAAGCTATGTATGTAGTAGACTCACTTCAACAAAACGATCTATGGCAAGACTTAACTAGAAAAGCAGAATTTGAAAAACCAGCTTTTGACATATTACATGGTTATCCTTTTAGAGCCAAAGCGGATATATTAGGTAAAGATTTTGTTGCTGATTTAAAAACAACTTCAGATCTTAAAGCGTTTAAATATTCAGCTAAAAAATACTCATATGATGTACAATTTTATATTTATTGTAATTTATTTAAAGTAGATTACAAAAATTTTTATTTCTTTGTGATAGATAAAGGTTCAGGAGATTTAGGAATATACGACTGTGAAGAATCATTTTATGAGTCAGGAAAACAAAAACTAGAATATGGCATTAGAATATTTGAAAGATATTTTATAAATAAAGAAGAAGAGTTAAACGAATACGTTATACGTGATACGCTTGCGTAATGAATGAAGAAATTGAAAAGTATTATCTAATGGCCTTAATGGATTTAGCTGCTGGTTCAGGTGTAAATGAACTAGAAAATGCTATAAAGCTTTATGAAAATTTAGAGAATTATGAAGCATGTGCTGGAATATTAAAAGCGCTAAACGAAAACAAATACTATAAATATGATAACATCAGAATTAAAAAATATAATAAAGGTAGAGACTAGTATTGATCTAGATAATGAAAAAACCTTAAATTGTAGAGAAAGAGATTTTACAGAGGCAAGAGCCATGTATTATAAACTACTACGTAAATACACTAACATGACTTATTCTAAAATAGGTAAGTCTGTAAACAAGAATCATGCAACAGTTTTACATGCGTGTAATTCTTTTGATTGGTGGACAAAGCAAGATGAAGGATTATTAAACGTGTATACTAAAGTAAAACAAAAGTTTAGTGATTATCTTGGATACGAAAAGGTAGATAAAAAACTAGAATACAATTTAGAGAGACTATTTGAAAACTACTTGGATCTAAAGAAACAATATGAAATATTACAGGAACGCGTAAAAGAAATTAACAAATGATCTAGACTATGAGAGCACTTTGTGTTTTGTTATTGTTAGCTTTAACAAACTGTAGTAAACCAGAATTTAATTGTGACTTAAAAACAATTGAAGCGTATGCTGTTAAAAAATGTAACACCTATGCAGACAACGAAGAGTGTGTAAGTGAAGTTATTTATTTAATAACTACATCATGTGGAATTAACAAATAATAACATTTTTTATTGTATTATTGATTAATCAAGTTAATTCAAGTTATGGCACACGGAGGAAAAAGACAAGGAGCAGGTAGAAAAGCAAAAGCAGATGAGCTTAATCTAATAGAGAAACTAACTCCATTAGAAGATGCTGCATACCAAGCTTTAAAAGCTGGAGTAGAAAAAGGAGACTTTAAATACGTTCAGTTGTTTTATAATTACTACGCAGGTAAACCAAGAGAAACAAAAGACATACATATAAACGAAGACACACCTCTGTTCATTGATTAATGAGAGTTAAAAAAACAACAGCGTTTGACAAACTTCTTAAACTAAACAAAAGAGTTAAGATTGTAAGAGGTGGAACTTCAGCTGGTAAAACTATTTGTATACTATCTATATTAATAGACCAAGCAATACGAAATGCAGGAAGCGAGATAAGTGTAGTATCAGAATCAGTACCTCATTTAAGAAGAGGAGCATTAAAAGACTTCCTGAATATCTTAAAAGGATTAAATAGATACTACGAAGACAAATACAATAAAACAAATTTAAAGTACACATTCTCTAATGGAAGTTATATAGAATTCTTTTCTACAGATCAACCAGACAAGTTAAGAGGTTCTAGAAGAACAGATCTATTTATTAATGAGTGTAACAATGTTAGCTTTGAAGCTTACCAGCAATTATCTATAAGAACTTCTGGGGAGGTGTGGTTAGATTATAACCCTACTAATTTGTTCTGGGTAGATAAAGAATTAATCAATACAGAAGACACAAACTTCATTACATTAACTTACAAGGACAATAATGAACTTCCTAATAGTATTATCAAAGAAATAGAGAAAGCTCGTCTAAAGGCATCTAAAAGCTCTTATTGGGCTAACTGGTGGCGAGTGTATGGACTAGGTGAGATAGGAACACTTGAAGGAGCTTGTATTCCTGATTGGAAACAAATAGATGTAATACCACCTCATGCTAGGTTATTATGTCATGGATTAGACTTTGGTTATTCGGTAGACGAAGCAGCATTAGTAGCACTATACAAACTAGATGATGCATATATATTTGATGAAGTACTCTATAGAAAGGGAATGTTAAACTCACATATAAGCCAATACTTAAAAAACAATCAGATACTAGGAAGCTTATGGGCAGATAGTGCAGAGCCTAAATCAATAGCAGAGTTAAACACATATGGTCATCAAGTCTTTCCAGTTACAAAAGGAAGAGACAGTATAGTGTATGGTATAAACCTAATAAACCAAAACAGTATATTTGTTACACAAAGATCAAAGAACTTAATTAAAGAGCTTCAGGGTTATGTCTGGATGAAAGACAAGCAAGGTAACACACTACAAAAGCCTAACCCTATGTCTGGAGACCATAGTATTGATGCAGCTAGATATGCATTAACCTCACAATTACAAGATCCTAATAAAGGAGAATACCACATTTGGTAAATGTTAAAGAAATGTTAAAATTTATAATTAATGTTGATAGTTTGTTAAAAACACCTATATTAGCTTCATAACTAATTATAAATATAATGAAAAGTTTTGAAATTAAATTAAAAAATAGATTAAGTAATAAAAATAGTGATTACTATAAAAGTAATAATGGAATTTTAACTAAAATAATTACTTGTAAAAATATAAATCAAATAAAAGAAATTTATAAAAAAGATTTAGTAGAATATAAAGAATTATAATTAGAAATCGTTAACATATAATAACAATACAGATGCTGATAACCCATAGTAACATAAAAACACTAAAACCGATATCAATCATGGATTATTATCCTAGTGAGGAATTTAGTAAGTCTAATGTGAATGGGCAGCATCTTTTTAAAAACAAATAAATGGAATGCTTATTAATATTTTTTACGATATTTGGAATTATTGCTTTTATTATCGCAGTTTATCATTTTGCGATAGACCAATATGAAATATACCAAATCAATAAAGAAAACAAAAACTAAAAAAATGAATAAAAAAGAAATGATTAAATGGGCTTTTATTATCTACTTTGTAGTATTTAGTTTTTTAGGAATTATAGGAACACTAACTTATTACCTACCATAATGAGTATATTAAAAGAAAAAGTTGATCTATTAACAAAAGATAATATAGACATTAATTCTAGACTATCAAAAACATTAAAAGATTTAAACCAAATACATTCTAATATTAAAACAATAAGATTGGAATATGATATACTTAAAAATTATATATCAGAAAAATCAGATGAAGGATGCTTAAAAGCAAGGGAAATATTAAATAAATCAAAATGGTGAAAACAATATACAAAGCAACACAACAAGACATTAATATGCCTGTAGATAAAAAACTACAGAGGATAATACTTAAAAACTTCTTTTGGGGTTTAGGTATCTGGACTGTAATAATGATTTTTACAATTAATTTTTTATTTTATGTCATTAGAGGAAGCTAGAAACAAATTACTATTAATCAATCGTGAGCTGTTTCATCATGGAGGTTTAACACAAGGATCATCAATAAGAATAACTAAAAAACTTTTAAAGGTAGTTGAAGAAATCGAAAGCGAAATCGCTAAAGCTGAAAACGAAAGAGCAATACGAGAAGGAGATGAAGATCTTCAAATGGTGTATTAAAAACGATATAAGAGTTTATCGAGAACCAACAAGAC